CTGCCAGTCAGGGAACTCGGCTTCATTACTACCACCATCTTTCTTCTCGGGTGATGCCACTGTCTTGTCATCAAACCATGTCTCATGATCAATTAATGCTGACATGATTCTTGTAGGTTTCGATGCTAGATCTGCCTGCCCTTTAAGCATACCTGACTGCGATCCAAGGTGACTCATCTCATCAAAAGAATCCTTGAGAGAGTATGCATACTCTTCGTATGCTCCAGTGCTGTAGTTGTAGAAGCACACCACGGAAGAGAAAGTTCCCATCCTCAACTTGGTGAGCATGTCAATCTCTTGCTTGAAATCAATGTCAAGGATCTTATCTCTAGATGAGTGTCCCAGTCCTTCATTCTCCTGATACAGTTTCAACACAGGAGGATTCTTTTCGAGAGAGTTCAGTCTATCGATAGAGTTGAAATGATATCCAGAATAGTTTTCATAGAATAGGTATCCTGCAGACCCAGACATCCTACCGTAGGCCCCTGACTCAATGTCAGCAACAGCACCCTCTCCATCAGAAGTAGTACCACCAGATGATTCTGTTGTCTTGTTCTTTGAGTCTTGTGCTACCGATTTTGTTAGCAGTCCTTTGATAATTGAAAAGGGTGTTCTCTTGCCTGGATGAAATCTTATCTGAAATAGAGTAGGATCTATACTAACTTCCTTCTCTGTCTGTAGATTTTTTGTCAACAGATCTTTGACAATCGCATCGGGTTTACCAGTCAGTAGCTTTGGTATCCTAATAGTTTCGTTGATCAATGCTTCTTTAGAAATCAGTCCTAGTTTATATACTTGAGCACGATCTGCACTGAATCTATCAAAGACACGGAAGACTTTGAACTTGTAGATGATATCTTCATCCAGATCATTTGCCTCTAGATGAAACTCAATGTCCTCATATCCCTGGATAGGTAGACTAGCAATCAAGTTCTCACCAGAGTCAGAGACAACAGCAGTCGCCTCTCTTGTAGGTAAACTGATGTTCTCAAAGTAATAGAAGTTAGTCACCATGTCAGTGATGTCTTTCTCTGTACCACTGACAGACTTGATCACCACTTTCTTTGGTTTAAAACTAGAGGCGTATTGTAATTCTTCTTGTGCCATATTACGAAGCGGTTACTGGTATTGAAGTGTATGCATCTGTCAAACTGTTATCATCACCTTCAGGTACAACCTGTTGCTGACTATCAGGTGCTGGTAATGTTGCGGTAGATCTTCCACCACTATTTAACGCAGCAATCTGAACATCTGATGTACTTCTGCTCCTTCTTTCTGCTCTGTTAGGTGCTCGCATTGCTTGCTGCCTCTGCTCAATCTGTTCTGGTGTTGATGTTGCAGGAGGATTCAAACTCTGCTGGCCTGCTACTCTCTCCTTACCTGCCTTGATCAGTGCATCTACAACGTGTGAGTTCTGACCACCAGTTGTATCAATCTTCTGATGTCTTCCAACCAGTGCTCCGATTCCACCATACTTATAGATGTCAAATCCAGATGGTTCTCTCCTAACTGCTTTGAAGTTTCCTTTGCCAGGGATACTAAAGTCCATGGACTGACCTGGAGTTAGACCATAGTTGTCTGTGATCTGTTGAGAATCATTGACAGGTGGTACTACGGGTGCTTCAGAGTCCTCTACCTTTGCGGGAGGTTTCTTCAGATACATCCTACCTTCAATGAAGTTAGCAACGAACTGCTTATATTTTTCAGGGTTGTTGCCATCAGATGCTGGTGCATATGCATCTACAATAGCAGCAAATGCCTCGTTAGGATCATCATATGCTTCCAAGTTCATGTAACCACTATGGTTCTTGTCCCATAATCTAACGAACTCTTTGACAGCATCCTCTTTCGATGCAAACTCTAGGAAGTTACCATCCAGTCCTCTCATATTGAATGGATTGTTTCCATGCTCACTCTTACCCCACCCAGTTTCCAAGGCAGCGATTGCAGCAGCAACTTCAGGATGTTTTGCACCAGCAGCAACAGCCATCTCATAGATGTCACCAGCATAATCTCTTTGATCCTGGGTGCCAGTCATACCACCACCGCTAGGACTTGCGGCAGGTCCACCACCTCCTCCACCACCTCCACCACCTCCGCGTGGAGAACCACTGAACATGGACTTAAGTTTGTCCATCATGTCACCGAAGAATCCTTTCTTCTTATCCTTCTTCTCTTCAGTCTTTTCTTCTGTCTCTTCCTTGCCTTCTACTGCACCACCAGTAGCCTTGTTCACCAAGTTGCTTGGCAGTCCAAACACATCAGCGATAGGTCTTGCAATCTTCTGGATTTCTTTGGCAGCATCAGCATTTTCAGGTCCTAGTTCGTTGACTAGTTGTGTAACTGCAGACAGAACTGAACCACCAGCGACCATCATGGGCAATGACATTGCATCCATCAATGGTTGTGTCATAGCATCTGTAGGAGAGTCTGACTTCGATCCCATAGAGGTGAGATCCAAACTCGTAAATCCTACCTTGCTTCCAAGAGCTGATGGTTGCTTGGGTGTTCCTGTCTCGTATGATCTCTTGCTGAATGGTTTTGTCTCTGGTTTAGGTCTGACCTTACCATCCATGGCACTAGGTTGACCTTGAGTAAAGTTATTGTCAAGTGGGATGACCATCTCATCACCATGCAACTTGGCAAGGTATCCCTCATCAGGGCCAGAGACAATACCTCCTGCCTCTCGCTCCTGATACATCTGTTGCTGTTGGAACTCAATGTCTTGTGCAGATGTAGCAGCAGGACTTGGTTGCATACCATCATCTAACTCATCACCAGAATCTGTTCCCTCATCAACATCTGTGGTTAGATCATCGGCTGTCTCTAGAGCAGCAGTTTTGCCTACACCAGCCTGCGTGTCCATTGCTTTAGCACCTTCAGCATCATCTGCTACTTTCTTCTGCAGATCTGTCTGTGCATTGATAGCAGCGACGATAGCATCTAGTTTACTTTCAATGCTATCAGTTCTCTCACTCAACTGGGTGACTACATCAGTCTTGATTGCCTGGACACCATCAGCAATGACTTTAGTCTCACCGATAGTGTTGTTGATAGACTGTGCTGTCTTCTCTAGTGATGATGCAATCGCTGTAACTGCGGTAAGGATATCCTCTCTCGATACCCTGCTACCTCCACCACCAGACGCTGCCTTGGCAGTCTTCGCCTCTGTCTTGGCGAGCATGTACTCTTCAGTCTGCGCCTTCCTCGACTGCTCCAGCTGGAAGGGAGACAACTTCTTGGGTACTACTTCTGTCTCTGCCTTTACTTCCTTCTCTGGTGGTCGCTTGGCACTCTGAAAGTTATAGTTGTCAAACTGTTTACGAAATCTCTCGACCTCATTCAGTTTCTTGACTTCTTTACCCTCGGAGTCTCTGTTGTCTACGAAGTTCCAGAACTGTGCCTTGGGATTCTTCAGCAGTTTGACACGATCAACTGCTGCCTTAATATCTTGCCTCTTACCTGATAGATAAGACCCACCAAACTTACTCTTCAGTGCGGCCTTGAAAAAGTATCCTTTCTCTACACCAATCTCTTCCAGACTATCATAGCCTGCTTTCTTTGCCTTCTCTTCTGCTAACTTCCTCTCGTCTTCAGCAAATCTACGCGCAGCAATAGCTTTGGAGATCATGGACCCAAGGTGTCCATCTCCTCCTGTAGTATCTGTAAAACCCTCGGTAAATGCTGCCATCTGCTAGTCCTAGTGCTGTTATTTATTTCAACCCTGTAGTTTTTGCATCAACAAAGTCTTTGAGGCGTTAGTTTTCTTACCACCTCCCATAACAACAGTGCCGCCACCACTCATAACAGGAGGTGGTGCTGGTGCCTGCTGAATGATAATGATTGGTTCATCATCCTCCATCTCTAGTTCTTCATCATACATCAGAACTTCTGGAGCATATCTTTCAACTGCATTTACCAACTGACTCGATGTAGTTGCTGCGTTGAAAGCAGACAGCATTTCATAGATTGGTTTGTGCTCATAAACTAGATTCTTCATGACAAGTTCAGGTCCCTGCTCACCAACAGTAATCTGTTCAGGACCATTCAAACCAACAGGACCACCTTTATAGTATCCATCTGATTGATAACTCAAGTGATAGATAGCAGTCTCTGTTCCTTTAATCAATGCATTGATACCCTCGCCTCTATGAGGCGTGTTCCTCACATCATCTAGTTCCACTGGGACTAGAGGGAACCCAGGCATGTTCACATCAACAGCGTATGGTTTAGATCCAGAGTGAGTGTGTCTGTTAGCACCATGAATGACTAGTTCAGCAAGTTCTTGGTCTGTCATTTCAGTTGTGAACTGTCTGCCATCAGATGTCTCTGGTTCCATACCCATAGAGGCCATCTTCTTGACAACAGGAACAACATCTTTCACTAGTGTTGACTGTTGCTTGTCCTGTGCCTCGAAGTGTGCATGTGACCACCCACCAACTGCCATGGCAGTAGTACCAGTCAAACCAAAACGCAACTCATCAGTATTACCAAACTCTACATCAGTAAAGTTCTCTGGGATTTCCGTGTCTCCATTGTAAGGTGTGTTTCTACCACCGAATAGATTAGTGATACCATTCCACAGTTTACCTAGCATCGATGTAGGTTTGTTGTCATCAGGTGCATCAACTTTCTCGTCTGTAACCTCACCTGCATAGTCAGACCTAGACTCCTGCTTCTCTTTTGTATCCTCAACAGTATTCTTGACACCAGCAAACGAACCACCAACGTTAGTCTGTGCCAGTGTTGCAGGAACGTCAAAGAATTTAGTCAGTGCGCCAGCAGTCTGCTTAAACATCGGTGCAACTGGTGCTGCTACTGGTCCTGCCTGTGTCAAGAAACTAGACGCCGCAGCAATCAATGCTCCACCAACAGGTGACAACATGTCAGCAGTGCCAGTCTCATTGGAAGGAATGATGGCCTCTGTTCCATGCAAGATAGAATATCCTGGTTTTGTCAGACCACCAGTCTCTTTTTGTTGTGGTGGTTCTGGATCTGGCATACCAAGTCCACCAGACTGATCAGCAAATGATGTAGGTGCTCCAGACTCTTTCGCTTCTGGATCTCCTGTTGGTTCTTCTGGCGCTCCACCATTGCCCACGATAGCATCATACAATGTTCCACCAACCCAGTCACCAAGAATACCACCAGCAATAGTACCAACGCCAGGGATAGGAATCAATGTGCCAAGACCAGCACCAATGGTAGCACCGACTGCTTTTGCTGCTGCTCTACCTACTGGTTCACCCAACATCAGTGAGACAGCAAAGTCAATCAGTCCTCCAAAGATAGGAATCCTCTTAACGATCGGACGAATCAATCCTATCGCTGCTTTCTTAACGAACTCCTGCGTTGCTTTTACTGCTGCTGATTGTGCTAATTTTCTACCACCTATCTGCAGTGCTTTTCTTGTTACAAATCTACCCGCACCACGACGAGCAGCATCAGCACCTGCCCCGAATGTTCTCTGTGCTAGTTGTTTGGCGACATTTCTAGGAGCAAACCTAGAAAGTAAACGAGAAACTTTAGTCCTGAATAGTCTAGTGATTGCTCGCAGTTTTTTAGGAGCAAACCTCTTCCAAAGTCTTCCTAAAAATCTCCTGGCCCATGGTGGGATACCAAGTCCACCACCTTTACCAGTGCCTACAGGATCAGTGCCAAATGTACCAGCACTATCTGCCGTCCCTGCTAGTTCTGCCTTGTCAGCATCAGTCTCTGCCTCATCTATTGCTTCCTCTTGTGCTGCAGTCTGTGCCTGGAAAGCTCCAAGGATAGCATCAAACTTTGAGTTGAGTCCTTCATGACTCGTCTCAATCTCTTGTAGGTTGCTGACTGTAGTGCCGAGTGCCTCACCCAGCATTACATTCTGCTTCTTCAACTCACCATCGATGCTTGACAGTGTACCAGCAATAGCATCTAGTGATGTTACTAATGTAGATAGTATCTTCCTGTTGGAAGTCGAACCTGCGGATGATGATTTAGGAGTCTTCGGTGTCTTCTCGTAGTTCTGTCCTGTCTTTTGATTGACTGCTGCCAGCATACCAGGGGGCAGTAAGTCTACGATGTCAGATAGATCTGGTGCTTCCTCTTGTGCAACTTCAGGTTCTTCTATCGGAGCATCTTCTAGTGCCTCGTCTACTACTTCAGCGGCCTCTTCAATGTTCTCCTTTACTTCTTCCTCTGCTTCTTCTACAACCTCTTCCGCTTCCTCTTCTACTGCTTCTTCCTTCTGTTCATTAGAAACAGTTGTGTCTACAAATCCTTCAGTAGATGCAGCTTTTTTTACTGGTAGATATCTTTCGATGATCCACTCTTGATATCTTCTTTCGTCTTCACCAGATGTGCTACCAGTTTCGAGCATGGGATATCCATCCTCGTCCTTTTTCATGTTCTCAATAATAATGTCAGCGTCTTTATCAGACAACTGTCTATCATGCATCTTAAAATAATGGGTGCCATCAGCGGCTTTCTTCCCAGTTATTTTTGCTTTCAGTCTATCAAAAATATGATCACGCTGTCCACCACCAGGCACACCAGCCCTATACCATCTTACGATATCTTGTGGTGCTGGTGTGGTGAACTTCATCTACGAGCCTTTGCTTCTTCTGCTTTTTTCTTTTCTTCTTGAATGTGCTGAATCAACAGGGAGGTGTATACTTCACGCTCCCAAGGCATCATGTTTTCTATCTCTGTCAAAGAGTATTTATGGTACTGCATCAAGGCAAAGTTAGTCTTGTAGTAGCCCTCCAGACTATTCTGAAAGACCGCTATGCGAAAAAAGATTGCAGTCCCTCAATAGTATACTTACATTCGTTACCAGTGTTGGGATTGATCACTGTGAATGAGTGTGAAAGTTTGGGCATAGTTTCATAGAACTTTTGGATTGCCTCGAACTGTCTGCTGGTCAGGCCCTCAACAAACTCACGGAACTCTTTCTTACTTGTGGTTGAAGAGTCATATACATCATCACCTTGGAAGATCTGATCAATGTGTTCAGCAATGAAGTTAAAGATATGCTCGGGGTCTAGATCCTTCTGCAAGAACTGCGACTCAACAAATCTATCCATGCTGGGATAGTTCATAATGATTCCCATGTCATCAGTCAGCATGATCTTTCTGTCATGACCCTCCTGCATCTGGACTTGCACTTCATCAATATCAATGCCTGCTTTCGCCTGCGTTGTGTTGTCATCAGTACAAGTAACAGTCATCTCAATCACAGATCCAACCGCAGCGGCACGGATCTTGAGGAACAGATACTCAAGGTCAAATGATGGTAGTTGATCTACCTTTACTCTTGAAAGAACACATGATCTCAACGTGCTCTTCACTGCGCTGACAATTTCTTTCTCGTCTTCAGATTCCAGAGCAAGCAGAAGAATCTTCTCTTCCTTAACCAAGAATGGTCTATACTTTACAGTCTTGCCTGTGGATGGGAGAGTTAGTTCGTAAGTAGGAACACCAAGTTTGGGTAATGCCATGAAATGTGTAAGTCAAATCGTATATTTATTTAGCGCGACTTTTTGACCCATTTTTTGGCGGGAAAAATTTTTCTGAATTTAGGTAATCAAATATCGAAATCCAGATTGCCTGTTGCGTTACCATACACAACACTATGCTTCTGGTAGTAGAAGTTAGCAGTCACCTTGGTGATCTGTGACGTGCCGTAGGATAGAGGAACGGAGTCAATAGAATATGGGAATGCATTCTGTAGGATGTAGCAGATAGATGCTCTACCATTAGGTGCGCTACCATTTCTTTCTGTCTTGGTGATCCTCATCTCTGTACACAGATACTCAATAGGATACTTAAGTCTAACATCTCTTTGGATTGCTCTTGGTTTCACTCTCTTGATGGCCGAGAGTCCTGTCGTTGGTGTGCCGTTGTCGTTAGCAAGTTGCGGATCATCCTGCAGACTACCCGATGCATTGAAGATATATGAGTGCCATGCAGTCACAAACTTGAGTGGAGTCATGTCCGCATCACACATCCATGTAAGTGACAGGTCACTGTAAAACTTTGAAGTTGCGTAGTTGATGTTAGTCTCACCAAGGTATCTACCACTCAACGTACCAGTTGCTGTCTGTACGTTGGGCAGTTGCGCCTCGTCACATAACATCTTGATCAATCCACCCTGATTAGATCCGTCACTTGCTCCCATAACATCACCAATCCATGGCTTCAAGTAGTTGTTCAGACTCGACGGCAATGTAAAGTCAATGTCATATCCATTTGTCATGGACATGCCGCCGCGTCTGGCAATGGATTGTAAGAAAGTATCTAGTGACACACTAAATAAGAATAGTTGGTCCAACTATATTTATCATGGCATATTCAGGTGTTTATAAACCAACCAACCCACGGAAGTACAAAGGTAATCCAACCAGGATTATTTTCCGCTCTCTCTGGGAGCGCAAGTTCATGTTCTTCTGTGATCATAATGATAACATAGTTGAGTGGGGCAGCGAGGAAGTAATCATTCCTTACAAGTGTCCTACTGATGGCAGGGTACACAGATACTATCCAGATTTTTATATCAAGGTGAAGGATAGGACAGGGCGTTACCAGAAGTACATCATTGAAGTGAAACCAAAGAAGCAAACTCAACCACCTAATGAGAAACCAAAACGTAAGACTGCCGCTTGGAAGAAAGAAGTCTTTACATTCATGAAGAACCGTGCCAAATGGGACGCCGCCGAGGACTTCTGTGAGGATAGGCAGATGAAATTTTTAATCCTAACCGAAGATCACCTAGGAGTAGGCACCCATGGCAAGAAGAAGAGCTAAAGGGTTCGGTGGAACCCAGAACAAGTACGAAACTATCTTCGAGAAAGTTAGTGCAGCAACTAACGGTGAGAAGAAACCAATATCCTGGTACAAAGAGAAGGTAAAGACTCTGGCAGCTACATACGAGACAGAACCTGAACGAGTATTGAGAAAAGAGAAGAGAGATAACAGTGACCAAGTGCAAGATGAAAACATCTTGCGTAAGACTGTGAAGGATGGGCACCTATACTTCTTTGAGTATCAGGCCAAGTCAAAGTGGTTACCATACTATGATAAGTTTCCTCTTGTTTATATCATAAAAGATATGGGAGAAGAGTTTTACGGAGCGAATTTACACTACATCAATCCCAAACAAAGAGTTAAGGTCATACAAAAACTAGAGCGTGGTCTCATAGATATGCCTCGCTCTATCGTACATAAATATATCAAGGCACACTGTAAGAGTCTCTTCCTTGACCTTGCAATAAGTGAGTGGCAAACATCCATCTTCCTGCCTGTTGAAGACTTCGTTATTACTAAAGGATCTGGTAAGATTCCATACGAAAGAGAATTAGTATGGGCAGAAACAGATTCTAAAGATCGTCTCAAAGCACAACGAATCATCAAAGGATATGGCAAACAATCAGACAAGGAGATGGTTAAGTAATGGCTGACCAAATTAAAATCAGTGCTCTAGATTTTGGTGGTGTTAACACCGCAGGATCTAATGCATTGAGGTATCCATCGGCCCTACCAATCACTGACAGCAGTGACTACGTTTCCTTTGAGTTCTTTAAATATAAACCACCATTCAAAGAAAATTCTGACGACTACAACAGTCCTCTCGCAATGCTTGGTGATACACAAGGCAAACCAATTCTATTATACATGCCTGAAGATATTCAGTCAGAGTATGGTGCTAACTGGGGTGGTGCTGGTTTTGGATTACTATCCAAGAGTCTTATGACTGGTGTTGGTAATGCTATTGATGGTGAATTTAATGTTGGAGAGGCATTCAGTTCTGGAGTAAACGCTGCTATAAAAGCAGGAAAAAGAAAGGCTCTAGACACTCTCATCAATAAAGCAAACCAAGCATTGGGAACCAGCATCACTTCCAACCAAGCACTGGGAGGAACTGCTGGTAAGATTATCAACCCAAACGTGGAGATGATGTATGAGTCTCCAGAGATGAGAGGATTCTCACTCAACTTTAAGATGTTTGCATCCACAGATGGAGAGTCAAAAGATATCAGGGAGATCTGCAATACATTTAAAAAGAACATGCTGCCTAGATATGGATCAGCATTCATTGAGATCCCTAACATCGTTAGAGTTACATTCATGACTGGATCAAACCCTAACTCATACGTCTCCCAGTTCAAACCATGTGCTATCACTAACGTAAGTATCAACTATACACCAGATGGTTCATGGTCTGCGTATCAAGAGGGTGCTCCAGTTGCAACTCAACTGACAATTCAATTCAAAGAACTCAAGATGGTGTTTGCAGAAGACATCACTGAAGGAGGACAGAGTTACTAATGTACTTCAATCTAATTCCTAACATTGAATACGATACCAAGCCACTAGAGTATCCATTCACCAAGTCAGACTTCGTAACTGCGAAGAACTTTTTCAGGAGATATGAAATCAATCCTGACATCTACAACTACTCTGTATACTATAACAGGTATGCTGTTGATGGTGGAGAAACACCCGCATCGATTGCTGACTTGACTTACGGTAGTCCATTCTATGACTGGGTTGTTATCCTGACAAACAATCTAATCAATCCATTATTCGAGTGGCCCAGGTCACCTGCTGCAGTGCAGAAGTATGCTGAAAAGAAATACGTTAATGCTTATGCTCCACTGTACTACGAGACTGATGAGGTAAAGACTGATCAGTATCTCATTGGCGACTCTACTCGTAGAAGAGTATACAACATCGCTCTAAAAGGTGGACTGAAAGTAGATGAGA